GTTCCCCGCACCGGATGCCGACGTGCATTTGCACACGGCGCTGGCCTGGGCGGCGTTCATCGGATTCTGGCTCTTCGATCTGGCAATGTCGCTCGAGCTCGAGAAGCAAAAGAACGAGGAAAAGGAATGACGAAGATCGACCTGAAGAAGGTGGCGCTGACGTCGGAGCGGCTCGAGGAGCTCCATGAAGCAGAGCGTGCGGCGTGGCGAGCACGGCAGCCCACCTGCGAGCTCTGCAACGGCATCACGGGCCGGCCTCGCAAGCTCCATTGCACCACCTGCGGCGACGTCTACCTGTTCTGCCGCACCTGCATCGCTGAACCTGCCGGCGACGTCCATTGCGGACCCTGCGCCGATGCCTACGAAAGCGCGCTCGAGGACTGACATGCTGAACATCGACGAAATGACCCCCGACGAACTGCGCCGGCGACTGCGTGACGCCCTGAACGAAAACGAGTCGCTCCGGCGACGGCTCGAGAACAACACCAGCATCGTCACCGATGGTTCCGGCCGCTGGACGTCGACGCTCGACATGGCCTGGAAGGTCACGAGCACGCCGAAGGACTCGCCGTGAACCTTTTCCTTCGCAAGCTCCTCCGCGCCTACCGTGACGACACCGGCTGCCCGCCGCCGGTAGAGCCCGACTGGGAGCCGCCGTGTCGCACCTGCCGCGCGACCGACGCGGTGCTGGCCGAAACGTGGAAGCCGCTCGAGTGGAGCGTCGACGGCCCGATCGTGGCCGAATTCGACGACGGCCGCTTCGCGACCATCGAGCCCGAGGGCGGCAAGTGGAAGTGGCGCATCGAAGTGCAGGAAGGCTGGCAGCTGCGTGTCGAGGCCGAAGGCGTCGACGTCTCGCTGGCCGATGCGTTGTATGTGGCCGAGCGCCACGCACGGGGTCTGTGATGGATCGGGAACTGGTTATTGCCATGGCGATGCTGGGGCTTCTGTTCGTGCTGGCGGTCTACTCGACCTGCGTGGGGATGCAATGAGCTTCACGCACGCCGAGCTCCTCGAGATCGCCGTGAACGCCGAGCGCCACAACGGCGCCGGCCGTGACACCGTGCTCGCGCTGGTTGCCGAGATCCATCATCTTCGCCGCGCGCTTTTGTCCGAAAAACTGGCCCCGTGCCGCCGCATTCACGATCGAAACGACCGAGTGATGGACCCCCGATAAAAAAGTTCTTGACGGGTGTCAGGTGTGCGAGTAGCCAGCGAAAACATCAGGACGCCGGCACCGCTCTCGCTGGCAAGGAGCAAGACCAAATGGAAAAGCAGGAACTACAGAACGTCCTTACGTCGTTGCCGCCCGGCCCCTGGCACGCGCGCGGCAACACGGTATTCGCCGGCGATCAGACTGTCTGCGTCGTCTTCGCGCGCAACGCCTCGTTCACCGCGAACCAGATCGCAAAGCTGCCCGAGCGGCTCACCGCGCTCTTCGACACCGACGACGGCATTGCCGCGCGTGTTGCCGAGCTCGAGGCCAAGATCGAGGCGCTCGAGGACGAACGCGACGGCCTGAAAGTCGATCTCGAGGACGCGCAGAGCCGCATTTCCGATCTTCGCGAAGACTTGGATGATGCCGAATCGACCATCATCCAGATGAGCCGCAAGTAACCCCCGACCCTCCACCAAGGGATTCCCACCATGACCGCGCCCTACAACGGCGACTCCGCAGTCGTCGCGATCTACGGCCCCGCCGGCACCGGAAAGACCACCGATCTCCTCTACAGCTTCCCGAACGGCTTCTTCGTCGCGCCTCCCGGCGCGCTGAAACCCGCGTACAACGTCGTCGGCTACGTTCCGAAGAGCGGAGAGGCCGCGACGATTCAAGAGGCCACCGCGCTGGTGAAGGCGAAGGCGAAGGAGAACAAATTCGACGCGGTGATCGTCGACGACTTCTCGCTGCTCGCCGAGTCGACGGTCAACGTGCTCGAGAAGAAGCTCTCCGGCTTCAAGCTCTGGGGTGCCATTCGTGACGCCGTCTTGGAATTCCGCGACACCGCGCGGCACGCGGGCCTCCATGTGATCCTGACGGCTCACGAGTCGACGCCTCGCACGGTCAATGGGACGTTCGTCCGCGGTGGTCCCCGCCTTCCTGGTCGTCTGCCCGAGGACGTCCCGACCGCGTGCGACCTCGTGCTGCGCGCGACCGTCGACCAGAACCGCCGCGGGTGGCACGCCTGTTATCGCTGCACGATCGACGATCCGAACTGGTGCACGAAGGACAGGCACGGCGTCACGCCCGATCGCGCGCCGATGAACACCGCAGAGATCCTCCGCATGGCCGGCTACACGATCCGTCGTGCGCCTGGGCTCGAGTGGCAGGAAGAGATCGTCGACGCTCTTGCCGCGGCGCTTGTCGAAGTGCCGGCCGAAGAGAAGGCGCTGATGCACGAAGCGGTGAATTTGTGTGCCGAGCATACGTCGAACGACCTGCATGTTCGCTGGGTGATGCGTGACGCGCTCGACCGCGCCGCGCTCCTTCGCGCCCGTGCCAACGTCCTCGCCATGTTCCTCGATCGATAGCTTGCCGCATTCCGCGGCGAATGGAGACACCACCATGTCTGAGAACCCGAAGCTGAAAGCCATCACGAAGCGCGAAGAAGCCAAGCAGGAACGCACGAACCGGAACCTGTCGACCCTCGCATCCGGCACGTTCAAGGACGCGTGCAGCGCCGCCGGCGTCACGCCCACGGCCCGTCAGGCATCGAAGTTCAACAACAGCTACGGCGCCGCCTTCCGCGGCTCCAAGGAGTAGACCATGACGACGCTCACCGGAATCACCGTTCCCGTCATCGCGAAGTCGCGTGTGGACGGCACGACTGCGACAGTCCTTGCCGTGGGGTATTTCACCGACACGGGTGAGGGCGATGCGATCGTCAGCTATGACGACAACATCTTCGGTCTGGGGATTGTCGACGGCGAACTGTGCATCTTGAACAACGAAGACTACAGCTTCTCAGTCAAGAAGATCACGGCCCCGAAGGTTGAGAAGACACCGGTCGAACCCGTCCGGTTTCCTTTCCCGCGAGACTGATTCCATTTCGGGCCCGTCCACCAACTAGTTCCCGTGGGCCCAAGAACCCTCCTCGACGCTTCGGAGGCAAAACCAGCGACACCGCGACCGGCCCTCATGGGAACGAGAATCACCGGCGCAAATGGAGTGCAAGATGGGTAACACGAACTGGTCGGCAGCAATCAACGTGGCGGGTGTGAAGGAGCGCGGAGTCGCTGGGCAGTACAACGAGCCCGCGACCGGCGCCTACAAGGTGAAGATCACCGGCACCGAGGAGTACGAGAAGAACGGCAGCGTGAGCGTGCAGGTGCAGACCGTGATCATCGGCGGCGAGTACGACGGCTCCGAGACGCGCATCTACCTGGGCCTCGACCTGAGCAAGCCCGGCAACCAGCGCAGCTGGCGCTCCGCGCTGCTCTCGATCGGCTTCTCGCCGGCCGATCTCGACGCCGGCACGATCACCGTCGGTGCCGAGACGCTCAACGGCGCCGAGGCGTTCATCTACTACACCGCGAAGGACAAGGACGACGCGTCGTCGCAGTCGCAGCGGAACTTCATCACGCCGTCGCAGTACGAGCAGCTGACGGCCTCGAGCGCCCCGACCGCGCCGGCGGTCAACGCGCCGGCCGCGCGCACCGTGGCCCCCGCTGTCCGCACCGCGGCCCCGTCGGCCGCCGTTGCGGCCTCGACGAACGGCGCGGCTCCGGCGATGAACGTGCCGCAGCCCACCGGCGCGGCGGCTCGCCTCCGCGGCATGTCGGCCCGCCCGCAGTAGTCAGAGAGAACTAGCACCGGCCTGATCAACCGGGGGCGTCCAGGACTCTGGGTGAATGGACACGCTGCGATTGTGGTGGGGCTTCGCAGCACCTTTTCAATCAACCGGCCCGTCGTCGCGAGAGTGGCGGTGGGCTTTTTTCAGGAGACGGAAATGTCTGACTACGGCGCGCAACTGATCGCAGAGGCGATCAAAGACTTGGCCGAAGCCATGCGGGAGCTCAACCGCGGCTTCAATCACGGTGGCGAAACGTGGCACGGATCGCTCGAGAAGATTGGGATGGAGCACGCCACGCTCGCGAAGAATGTGGGCGAGCTTGTCGAGCAGATGAGCGACATTGCGACCAACGTGGAATCGGTGGTCGACCGCGTCCTCGAGCAGAGTGAAACCGTCGCCGATTGCAGCGAATGCGCCGGTTGCGATCTGTGCGACGAATCTGAAACCGACGCCGCCGACGCGGCGGCTCGAGGCGCGTAACCCATGGCGCCTGTGGTGACACCGAATCAGTACGACGCCGCCGCGAAGGGCGCCCGATGCGAAGAGTGCGTGCTGCGCGAGCTCCGCACCGGGGGCCCCGTGCCGCCCGAGATCCATGTCGACGCAGAGGCGGCCGTCGTCGGTGAAGCCCCAGGCGAGAAGGAATGCAACATCGGCCGGCCGTTCGTCGGCGCGTCGGGCATGGAGCTCACCGACTCGCTCAACGCCGTCGGCATCGACCGGCCGCAGGTCGACCTGCACTACGCGATCGCGTGCATGCCACCGGAGAATGACCTCGACAAGGTGATGCTCCGGTGGCAGCGCGGAAACAAGAAGCGCGTGAAAGAGAAGCTCGAGCCCCTTCCGTCGCCCCTTGAGTGCTGCCGGCCGCGGCTCCTGAACGAGCTCCGGCAGACGCGTCTGGTGACGCTGGGGCGCACCGCGTATGAAGCCGTCACCGGCTCGAAGGCGGCCGTGCTCGAGGTGCGCGGCGGCCCCGTCGTCGGCCACCTGCGCGAGGACGACCGCTTCGCCTTCGGGCCTGTTCGAGAGGCCCTTCTCGACGTCCCGATGAAGGTGCTCCCGACCGTTCACCCCGGCTTCGTCCAGAAGGCGCGGCGCTGGACGAAGGCGTTCCGCTCCGACTTGTCGCGCGCGTTCCGGTGGTTCAATGGCGAGCTCCTTTGGGTCGAACCGAAGATCACGCTGAACCCGCGGCCCGACGATCTCGCCGACTGGCTGATGCGGAACCAGAACGAGCCGATCGTCTTCGACGTCGAGACGACGTTCGACGATCCGACCGACTCGCTGCTCAAGTGCGTCGGGCTGTCGACGGAACGCGAAGCGATGGTCGTCCATCTGCTGTCGATCGAGGGCGGCGACGGTGAGTGCGTCCCGACGCCCTACTACCGCGCCACCGAAGAGGCCGAGATTCGAGAAGTGCTCCGGTTCTTCTTCGAGAGCGATCGCTGGCTCAAGGTGGGCCACAACGCCGGCTACTTCGACGCCCTGGTCATTCGGCATCATTTCGGTGTCACACCGGCGCCGCTGGTCGACACGATCCTGCTTCACCGCGTCGTGGAGTCCGAGCTCCCGCACAAGCTCGCCTACGTCGGCAGCGTCTACACCGACGTTACGTCGTGGAAGGCCGACCACACCGCGAAGGAAGCCACGACCGACGAAGCTCTGGGCATCTACTGTGCGATCGACTGCGTCGTCACCGCTCGAGCCTTGCCGAAGCTGTCGGACGCCGCGCGCCTTCGGCAGCAGGACGGTGTCGCCGCGTGGGACCACCGCGTGCAAGCCGTCTGCGTCGGGCTTCACGAGAACGGCATGCTGGTCGACCGCAAGCGCCGCGACGAAGAATCCAAGCGCCTGGGCCTGAGCATCGCCGAGTGGCGAGAGAAGACGCGCATCGCCGCCGGCCGGTACGACATGAACCTGAATTCGACCGTGCAGGTGCGTGAGCTCCTGTTCGACGTCTGGAAGCTCACGCCGGCCGAGTACACGAAGCTGGGCGACCCGTCGACGTCGGACGAATCGCTCCGGCTCCTGCGGACGCAGAACCGCGACAACGAACAGGTCGTGTCGTTCATCGACGCGCTGCGGCGCTTCCGCACCTACTCGAAGGAGTACGGCACCTACGTTCGCCGGATGGTTCCGTATGGGCAGCCGCTCGACGGGCACACGTTCTGGAGCGAGGACGAAGAGGAGGACGCCGAGCGCGGCCTCATCATGCGCGACGGCCGCATCCGGCCCGACTACAACGCCCACGGCACGACGTCGGGCCGCCTCTCGAGCTCGAATCCGAACGCCCAGAACTTCCCGAAGCACCTGCGCGGCATGGTTCACGCGCAGCCTGGCCACGTTCTGATCGGCGCCGATGCCGACCAGCTGGAGCTCCGCATCATCGCGAGCATCGCGAAGATGGACCGTTATCTCGACGTCTTCTCCGAAGGTGGCGACCCGCACGCGCTGACGGCCTCGCTGATGTTTGGCCGGAACTTCGACGACGCCGAGCACGGCGGCGATCAATGGACGAAGCTCCGCAACCTCGCGAAGGGCATCAAGTACGCCTCGTTCTACGGCAGCGGCGATGAAACGGTTCACGGCATCGTCACCAGCGCCGAGGACAAGGAAGGGAAGCTGCTCTATCCGAACCTGACCGTTCGCGAGATCGCGACCCTGCGGCGAAACTGGCTCAAGGGCATCCCGCAGCTGGCGCGATGGTGGGAGGACACGCTCGAGGAGTACCGCGCGCGGGGCTATCTCACCGACCCCGTCTGGGGCCGTCGACGCGACTTCCTCGACGGCGAGAACTTCAACGAGATCGTCAATTTCCGCGTGCAGTCGGCCGGCGCGCACATCATCCACGAGAGCACCTTCGACCTGCTGCGTGCGATCCCGTTCCAGAAGTGGGGACCAGGCACCGGCCTTGTCTGCCAAGTTCACGACGCCCTTTACGTCGAAGCGCCGTGTCCGCATCCGCAGCACGACGTCGAGAAGCTCCCGAACGGCAAGCCGAACGAAAAGCAGCGCGAATTCGGGTGGTGCCCGATCGGGTGCAAGTGCCCCGCGAACTGGGCCGCGCGTGAGCTCGAGCGTGTGATGAACCGCGACGTCGCCGGCCTCGAGGGCGTGACGTTCAAAAGCAAGGCCAAGATCGGCCTTCGATGGAGTGACGTATGAGCGAAGAGAAGCAGGTGTTTGCGACGGTGTTTTTGCACGGGCTCTCGAATCGGCCCGTCACGGCTGAATGGAAGCCGCCGAAGAAGCTCACGCGCTGGCAGCAGCTGCGCCGCTGGCTGTCGAACAAGCTGATCACGCTGGCCTACCGCATCTGGGACGGCGACTGATGCCGATCCGATACTTGTCGGTGTGCAGCGGCATCGAGGCCGCGAGCGTGGCGTGGCATCCGCTGGGATGGACGCCCGTGGGCTTTTCCGAGATCGAGGCGTTTCCGTCCGCGGTGCTGGCGCACCACTACCCAGGAGTCCCGAACCATGGCGATCTCACGCAGCACGAAAGCTGGCCCGTCGACCGCGGAGACGTCGACCTCATCGTCGGCGGCACGCCGTGTCAGGCGTTCTCCGTCGCCGGTCTTCGAGGGGGCCTCGCTGACGCCCGAGGAAATCTCGCTCTCAGCTTTTGCCAACTGGTTGCGCGACTTCGGCCACGCTGGGTTGTCTGGGAAAACGTGCCCGGCGTCTTGTCGTCGAACGGAGGACGGGACTTTGGTTCCATCATCGGGGCGCTGGCAGAGTGCGGGTATGGGGTCAGCTACCGCGTTTGTGACGCTCAATTCTTCGGAGTGCCCCAGTACCGGCGGCGCGTCTTCGTTGTTGGATATTTTGGAGACTGGGAACCTGCCGCCGCGGTTCTTCTTGAGCCCGAGAGCTTGCGCCGGAATCCTCGCGAGATCGAAGCGCCGCAAGACGACTCTGCCGGCGGCGCTTCGCGAAGCCCTCGAGGCCCGCGTGGCTACCGGCTAGTGGCCTTCGGCAAGTACGCCGACGACGACCATGCGTCGGCGCTGAAAACGCGCGACTACAAGGACGCGACCGACCTTGTCGTTGCTGCCGCGCCCGTCGACGCGGTTACGCGAGCTCCGCAGACGTTCACCGCGCCGGCCACCGGAACATTCCGAGAAAGCACCGTCGCCGGCACGCTGATACGGCACAACGGGCAAGGTGCCGGCGAGACACAAAACGCCGCGTTCGTTTTGACGCCGGCGTTGACGGTTCGCCGGCTCACGCCCGTCGAGCACGAACGGCTTCAGGGCTTCCCCGATGGTTACACGGCGATCCCGTGGAAGGGCAAGCCGGCCGCCGAGTGTCCCGACACGCCGCGGTACAAGGCGCTGGGCAACAGCATGGCCGTGCCGGTGATGCGTTGGATCGGGGCGCGCATCGACCAGGTCGACAACAACCTGCGAAGTGAGGGCGCCCATGGCTAAGAAGTGGATTCCGGTCGTTTACGGCGCCGACTGCGACGAATGGGGCAACTGCCCCGTGTGCAAAACCATCGACTTCGCCGACTGCGAATGCCCTGGCCCGACGCAGGACGGGTGGGAGTACCGGTGGCGCCGTGGGATACTCGAGGCCCGACGACTCGAGGATGCCGATGCGGAAGAGTGACCCGAGACAACTGAAGCTGTTCGACCGCGAAGAGCGGCCCGTTCTCACGACGGGTTCGCTCTTTTCGTCGGGTGGCGGGTGGGAGATCGGGGCCGTGCGCGCCGGCTTCCGGCCCGTCTGGGGCGTCGAATTCGAGGCCGCGCGCGGAGCTCTCTGGAACGCGACTTTCCGGCCCTCTGCCGGCGCCCCTGGCTGTATGACGGCCGACGTCTGGGACGAACGCGCCCTCGCCGCGACGACGCCCGTCGACGTCCTGTTCACATCGCCCGTGTGCCGCGACTACTCCGCGATTCAGTCGCGCTGGGGCGAGAAGTCGTTCGAGCTCGAGGCCGGCGTCGACATTCGGGCGTGCCGGCCCTTCCTAGGCATGGCGACCGTGCCCTACGTCGACCGTCTGCGGCCGGCGGCGATCCTCCTCGAGAACACCGCGCGCTACGAAGGAAAGCCGGCCTACCTGATGCTCGAGAAGGCGCTCGTGAGCCGCGGCTACGACGTCACCGCAGCGAAGCTGAACGCGAAGGACTGGGGCAACCCGTCGAGCCGCGAGCGGTTCTTCGCCGTCTTCACGCGTCGGGATTCCGGCGTCCGGTTCGCATGGCCGCGCCCCACGCACCGCGTGTCGTGGGACAGCGCGCTGGCGCCCTACTTCGGCCACCTGCCGCCGGCCCCGTCGGTGCAGCCGGCGCTGAAGAAGGCGATCGCCGCTTGGGCCTCGAGCTCGAGAGCTCAGGTCTACCCGTTCCTCTACGTCATTCAGCGGCAGGGCAAGCTCGAGGGCGGTGAGTCGTTCCCCATCGGGCTGCCCGGCAAGCCGGCCCCGACGCTGACCGTCGGCCACGGCGTCATGGAGGGATGGCGCGTCGTTCTTTCGCCGAACGACTTCCGAGCTCTGGGCGCGATCGGCGCGTCGGTGCTGAACGGGTTCGTCGTCGCCGGCAAGTTCCCGACCGTCTACGGCGCCGGCTTTCCGCCGGGCCTCGTTGCGAACGTCACCGGCGATGCCGTGTCGCCCATCATGTCGGAAGTGCTGCTCCGCGGCCTCGAGTGGCCCCGCGGTTACCGTCCTGTCGCCGCTCGCTGACATTTCCCCTAACGTCGCCGAACGGCGACAGAGCTCCCCATGCCGAAGAAGAGCACCAGCTACTCCGAGCCCCTCGCCCTCGAAGATCTGACCAACATCAACCTTTCGGCGCTGTCCCGCGTGCTGAAAGAGTACGGGGACGCCGACGGCGTCTTTTACAAGATCGACGCCACGGCCGTGCCGCACCTGAAGCGATGCATTCGCGCCGGCGCCGTCGAGGCTGCCGGAAAGCCTGGACATTGGCGACTGAGCGCAGCAGGAAAGTCTCTGCTCACCGCGCACGGCCTCGCCGGCATTCGGCACCGCCGCCGGTAGCACGGGACAACGGATGCCGGCTGAAGTTCGTGACGCAACGGGCGCGGAGAAGCTCGCCTTCTTCGTCGACCGCGTCATGGAGATTGCGACCGATCTGAAGCTCGACGGCGTCGTTCTCGCCGCGAGCCTCGAGTCGCAGCAGAGCATCGC